TCAGGAAACGCCCAATATCGCCTTCGCCCGCGCCCAGAGCTGCAAACGATCGTCCAGGCCATTCAGGCCACCATTGATGCGCCGGGTGATAGTGGTGAACTGGTCTTTGTCAGCAAGTTCGTTCAAACCATTGCTCTGCCAGAACCATGCGGCGGACTCACACGCCCATTGCGGCTGCTCCAGCAGTTGCGGTTGCTGCAACAGGCGGTCGTCGCCGAACAACGCCTGGCTGCACGCCAGGTAATTGCGTCGCCCCGTGATCTGAATAAGCCCCCTGCCTCGGTACTTCTGGCCATCGCCGTCGGCCTCGGGGGTGTTGCCCAAACGCGCGGCCAGGGTGCCAGTGTCGTATTTGCTCAGGTATTTATCGCTGCCCAGTTCTCGTAAATAGAGCAACTGGCCGGATTCGTGGCCGATTTGGGCGAGGAACGCGGCACTACGCTTTGGCGTGCCAATGTCGTAGCGAACCAGCACCGCATTTAACGCAGATAAAAAAAAGCCCGCTCTAAGGCGGGCTCCAGGCATCACTTGAAGCAGTTGAGCAAGCGTTATCGCCATGGGGCTTTCCCTTTGAAAATGGCTATGCCGACAACCCATTCGCCGTAATCGAACTGCGATACCCAGTCACCGGATCGCCAACATGCACCACCTGTTTCATCGACCACTGGCCCTGCATATACGAAGGCCAGGTTTCATCCAGCAACAACACGCCTTCGGCAGCCAACAAAGGGTTGCCAGGGCAATCAATCAGCAGTTTCAAACCTTCGCGTCCCACACGTCGCAGTTCGCCTTCAGCCACGGCACGTGCCTCGGCTTGGTTCTGGCAGCGCTGACGCAAAGTTTTGAACGGGGCCACCCCCACCTCGACTACCTGCTGTTTGCCACCTGCGGCATCCCACCAGGTCACGCGGCTGCCCATGTATTTGGAGCGGGACGTTTCGTCGAGTTTGGCGGTGATGAAGGCCTGATCGCCGGGGCGGTTGTCCTGGGTCACGGACAGCTTCACCTGCGGTAATAGTTGCCCGGTAAGTGATTTGACCTGCCCCGCCTCGGCCAGCACGTACAGCTCGTTGATTGGTTTGGTGACCGCGCTGTAGCGCTTGGCAAGGCGGGTGATGAACGCCATGTCGCTTTCATTGGACTGGTCGATATGGGCAATCGCAATGCCTTCCAGCGCAGGGGCCACACGCGGTGAAAACCCGTGGCGACTGACCAGTTGGCGAAACAGTGCGCCCAACGTGGTTGGCCCGTAACTGGCCGACCGTCGCTGGCGATAACCGCTGGCGTCGAGCATGCTGAAAGGTGCGGCTGTCGCCACGATCATCAAGCGCATGGGAAACAGCACGGGCGTGCGCTGCGTGATCACGAACTCGCCTTTCTCCACCAGCGCGGACTCCTGATAACCCACGCGCAAACCGATCTTGCCGCTCAGGCTGGGCAAACCTTCCAGCCCCTCGATATTGAGGGTCAACTCCAGCCGGTCAGACTCGATACCTGCGGCGTCGGTATGGCTCCAATGCATCAGGCGTTGATTGAGCAGCGCGGCATTAGCGCCATAAAACTCCACGATCGGCGTAAATCCCTGTGCCATGTCGCCTCCTTAATCCCACGCCAGAACAGGCCGCACAGCAGCCGGCCGCGCTTGCATTTCCGGAACGATGACCCACACACCGGCGGGCAGTACCGGCCCGTACTCGGCAAGCTCGGGGTTCAGACGCCAAAGGGTTTCTTCCGCCGCGTCATCGCAACGGCCCAATTCGCGGTAGAGCAACAGGTTGACCGAATCACCGGCGATACTTCGCACTCTACGCATTGACGAATTCCTCCAGTTCCATAGTCCAGGCCATGACCATGGCAGTGCCGTCATCGATCACGTTGCTCTGGGTTTCCATCACCGAATTGATCCGCCACAGGCCCCAGTTACGGCCGATGCCATCGACCAGCGGTAAGGGCGCACGCGCATTTTGCAGGGCGCGCAACTCGTCCAGGCGCTGCATGCCGATGGCGTACATCGCTGTGCCGGTGAACGTGAGCTTCTCCAGCTTCTGGCCGCTTTGCCGCGACTGGGGTTTGCTGGCAATAATCGCCAGGTCACTCCAGCCGCCATCAGTGGTACGCACCAGCCCGGAATAGGCAAAGCCACGGGACAGGCCAAAAATAAAGTCGCCGAGGACCATTTGTTGTTGCATCAATCACCTCCTGGTGGATCGGCCAGCGCCGCGTTGCGCCGAATGCCAAGGGTGTCGGTGACCATCGGCATGCACTGAAATTGCAGGGCCTGGATCACCTGGTTGACGACTTGCTGGGCATCGGCGGGGTTCACGCCGGTAATCTGAATGCTCGGCGCGAGGGTGACTTGCACATTGTCGGTACGCGCGGCGTTGAGCTCTTTGCTCACCGCACCGGGTGCAGGCAGGCGGTCATTTGAGCCGAACAGTTTGTCGCCCAGCCAGGTGCCCGCTTCACTGCCAAGCAAACCACCAATGGCGCCGCCGACCGCGGTGCCGACACCGGGAAAAATCAGCGTGCCAATGGCCGCGCCGGCGGAGGCTCCTGCCCAGGCGCCACCTGCAGTGGGGAGGCCTGCACCGACGGCTTTGGCGTCGCCGTTGCGGATACCCTCGGCCACATCCATGGCAGTGTCGACATACCTCATCGGGCCGAGGCGGCGGGCGGCGGAGGACTCCAGCTTGCTCACCGCGCCTGACAGGCCGGAGGCCGGCAGCTTCGGCGCGTGAGGCAGCGCCTCAGTTGAGCGCTCATGGCTGAAGGTCTGTGTGTTTGGCAGAGCAGTCATACGCCCATCAGAAGGCAGGGGGACAAGCCCTCGCTCCAAGGCCTCCATCAGCCCCGGCCCTCTGCCAGCAGCCGGTTGACGGTAATCAGCGCCCTGCTTTCGACTATTTGCCCGGACCTCGCGCAGTTGCATCCCCTGAGCAGGGCCACCGGCATGAAAACCATTCGACTGCGCAGGAAAGAAGGACTTGGCAAAGCGCTCAGACACACCGCGCAGCGTTGCCATCACGCCGCCGCTTTTTGTGGATGCAAGCCTGGTGGCAGCTGGCTTGGCCACGGAAGCCTGTTTCTTCTGCGAACCTTGCTTGTTCTGCGCGCGCTGCGTCTTCTTATTCTGCGATTTTGGCGGTTGGGTATTCTTCTTCCTGGCAGAAGAACTTCTACGGCTGACGCGGCGGCTACTGGGTGAGGCTTGAACAGCAGCAGCACAGCAGCAGGACTTATCCTTTTTAAAGCCATCACTCTTGAATAGCTTGCCGGCGACTCCAGGCAACTTGCCAAGCGTTACATCAACCAAGTTACCCGTTACCCGGGTTTTGATCGTCTCTCCCAAGCCCGAAAAAAAGCCAGTAATGACGGGTGAAATAACCGGCAAAACGACCACCTCAGCCATTTTTACAGCGGTGACAGCTGTGGGCGACTCACCCGCTATGGTGTTGGCGCGGTCCATCACATGGGTCTTGGCTTGCAGCCACCAGTCCTCCCCGAGCACCGGCGCGAGCTTCAGCGTGGTGGAGAGCCGCTCCTCACTCTTTGACGACTCCTCTCGCAATTGAGTGGTAGTTTTTTCCACAACGGCGGGTGCAGCAAACGATTGCTGGAAGGCTGCGACCGGATCGAGGCTCTTTACATCGCGCAACGTCATGGCGTCACGGACCAAGCTCCGATCTTGCGATGCGCTCGACTTAACCTCGGTGGTCGTCTTCTGCTCACTACGCTGATCGATTTTAGACGGTTCAACGTCCACCGCCTTCAGCCGCGACAAGGCGTTTTCCAGCGCGTCCACGCTGTTGCGCACTAACCCCAGGGACAGCGAGAGGCCGTTGAGTTGCAAGCCTGCATTGGTCAGCGCCAGACTCATCGAGGACAACGACGGCGCTTCTGCGAGAGCACCAGAGACCAAAGGGCCTGGGCTGACAATCTCGCCCCCCTTTGCGTTGTCTGCGTTGCTAAAAATACCTTGGCCATCCTTGGCCATGGCATACGCGAGCGAATACTTGTTTTGCATCCCGCTTACTCCTGTTTAACGCCAAGGCGAGTGATCGCGATGTCGTAGCGGCGCAATGCTTTGCCGGCGTCCCAGTCGAGGATCTCTGCCTCATTGACCGAGTAAATCAGCGGCACCACATCGAGGATTACTTCGATGTCGCGCTGCGAAAGAAGTCCGCCGGTTGATTTAAAAAATCGTCGATGCGCTCCTGCAGTTCCGTCCAGTCGGGTACGGTCAGGCCAGCGAGATCGGGGATCATCAGGCCGGTGCAATGAGCGGTGATGAACTCGGCGCGTTCTTTGTTGGTGGCGAGTTTTTTCATCACCTTGGTGGCGCGCAGGGCGGGCATTTCCAGGGGCAGTTCGGTCAGGCTGCGACCGGCCGCGTCAAGGGCCAGCAACAGCTGGACAGGCTGATCGTGGTTCGCTTCTTCAGGCTGATCCAGGAAGAACGAAGTAGGGCGTGTCGACATGTCATGTACGTACTGAGCGATGCTCACGTAGTCCGGGCGCTTGAGCTGGTCGAGTTCTTTTTCCGACAGGCCGGTGGCGAGTTTCGCCAGTTCAAAAAACTGGTCGTCCTCGTCATCACCGGCCCGGGCCAGCGCGTCTTTTTGCGCGGCGTAAAACAACGGCTTGAGTTGAATCTGCTGGATCGTCGCGCCAGTGTCGGCGGTGATCGGGGACAGCAGAATGTGCAGCGGTGGCATCCAGGCCATGGGGCAATTCCTTGTTAAGCATTTTTGAGGTTAAACACAGTCAATGTGGGAGCCGGGCTTGCCCGCGATGCAGGCGACTCGGTATGTCTGGTGCACCGAGGTTTATGCCATCGCAGGCAAGCCAGCTCCCACATTGTCCGTGCCCGCTTCGCCTTTAAGGCATCAGCACCGCGCGGCGTGCATCGCCGAGAATGTCGACGCCGTTGAGCACGAACTTCTGGGTGCGCACGTCGATGTCGATCACCGAAATGCCGTTTTCCAGACGGTTGTAGGTACGGCAGGACAGTTCCAAAGTGGTGGTGACCTTGTCGCCCATCTTCAGCTTCGCCTCCTCCAGGGATTTGAGTTTGCCGCCGACCGTGTGGTAGGTGAAGTAGGTTTTGCCATCCTGATCCTGACCGGCTTCTCGCACGTTCAGCAGAATGTCGTCACCCAAGCGCACGCCCAGGGCCAGCAAGATTTCCGGCCCGGCACCTTGCAGAACCAACTTGGCATTGAGCACCTTGCCGCTCTTGGCCATTTCTTCGGCGATGAAGCGCCCACCGGACATGGACTCCATGTCGAACTCAATCTTCGGCGGGGTGAACTCCTCTACTGTCGCGGACAACGGCAGGCCTTGAAGGGTGGCCGCAATGGCCTGTCTTACACGGTTGGTAAACATTAGAGAACGTCCTCCAGGAACTGCTCGATGATTTCATCGCGGGCATTGAGTTGATAAATCATGTGTTCGTTCGGCGCGTAACGGCCGTAGTCGATGACGATGAACCAGGTGCCGTTCTTGTATTTCTCGACACTGTTCAATTCCGGGTGCAGGTACACGCTGCCGCCGGGAATGGTTTCGTCGGCCACCAGGGTTTGCAGCCAGTCGTTGATGCGCTTGACCTCCTGGTCCATGAACGACTTGGTGAGGTTCTTGGCCATGGCTTTCTGGCCGGCCTTGACCAGCTTGCGGCTGATGGCATCTTCCAGGCCGACGTAGCTGATGAACTTGCCGGTGAGGGAGCGGTTACCCAGCAGCGAAAAGCCGCCAAGGACAGTGCGCGCGTAGTAGCTCACGCCGTAACGGTTGAGCAGGTCGCCTTCGGTGGAGGTGTCGAGGATGTTGTACTCGACCACACGGGAAACGTCCTCGGCGAAGGTCACCTGGTTACCTGGGCTTTCCCACTGTTTGACCTTGGCCAGTGCAGCAATAGCCAGCGACGATGGCGACAGGAACACGTTTTTCTTCGCCGCCTTGGAATACACCGACGGCATATTGTGCACCAGCAGGCAGCGGTCGAAGCCGAGGTCGGCACCGCCCAGCTCGCCGCTGTAGGTCACTTGGTCAGCGACGGACGCGTCCTTGCCGTCCAGCACCACACGGGCCTTGATGCGCTTGCCGAAGGAGGCGAACTCACCGGCCACAGCCTTGGTGCCGGTGAAGCCTGGGGCACCGATGATGGTCAGGTCTTCAGGGACACTGGCCAGTGCAGCCAGGCCCAGCTTGCGGCCGGTGGTCGGCTCGTTGCCGCCGATCACGTTATTGAGGGTGTCGGCCGGGGTCGCGCCCTCCTCCACGATCACCACATAAACCGGCACTTTCACCACTTTGAGGATCTGGTACACCGCCTGAAACAACGTGCCCGACTCGGTGCCGGTAGGGTCCAGCAGCGCCTGGGTGGTAAAGCTGTTGATGCGAAACGGCGCGTTTTTCGGAATCGACGCGTGGGCATTCGGCGCGGTGCCGACCAGGCCGATAACGTTGTCGCCCAGGCCACCCATGGCCTCGGGGGATTCAGTGGCATTCACGGTGATGCCGTTGTGCTCGAAGTTCAAAACCTCAGCCATGATTAGTCAGCCTTCTTGGGGGTGGAGTTAAGGACGCTGGTCAGTTCCAGGCGGCCGGCGGTGCGCAGGGCGGATGCTTCGACGTCCAGAAGTTCAAGCTCCTCGCCGGCGGTGGACCAGTGGCCACCTCCGGTGGGGAATGGGATGAGGACGGTGTATTTCTGGCGATTAGACGTAGCCATTTTTTGAATCTCCAGGCATAAAAAAAACCGCAACGCGGCTCTTGGGGGATGTTTCAGATATCGGGTTAAGCATTACGCGCCAAGGCGCGAGGTTATTTCTTTGGAAGTTCGGAGGGATCGACGCCCTGAAAAGCCTTCACTTCAGGCTCGGATGTCGGTGTGTAAATGAAGGGGCTCGCGGGCTGTTCCGGCCAGATCACTGCCTGTGGAAAATCAGGCTGGCCCTCCATCTGTGCAAGATGCACACGGTACAGGCGCCAAGCCGCCACCTCAGCTTGCCTGGCGGGCAATTCGTCAGCCTCATCTCCCACCAAACCAGCGGCGATGGTGTCCTGCAATACCTCAACAGCCGTCAGCAATTCGTTGATTTTTTGGGTAGCGGATGCAGCCTTATCCGTACGCATGCACATCACCAGCGCGAGGATCATTTCACGCGTAGGCTCTTGAACCTCTCCAAACTCGCCAGCCTTCGCACGCTCGAAAAGCTCAACACCGTGGGGCTCAGCGTCATTAGGAGATGCCGCGAAGGGCTGTTCCCCAATGGTCTCCTTGGTTTGTTCAAAAACCACGTTCAGCACTATTGCGCTATGCGACTGGTCGGTCCAACGTGGATTGTTTGCACTTAGAACGGTAAACATTTGATCACCTTATTTTTTAATTAAGAAACACGTTGCCACAACGAAGCGTTGTAGCCAGTTAAAGCGCCATGCAAGCGCCACTGCCCTACGTTGAGCAGGCCTGAATTATTGCCTGCACCGTCACTTACAGTGAGCGATGTATAGAGCAACTGACTGCCCGCCAATATAGTGCCTTGGTTAGAGGCAGGCTGCGCAACCAGCGGACGCGCAAATGCATATTGCCCGACTGCACTTAGGCCAAGGGCAGCCACTTTTGCACCATGATTTGCGTCACTGATCAAATCGCCAAAATCTGTTGCATCTACCGTTAAACGCAGACTCCCTGCCGAGTTAAAGCCCAGTTTGATTTTATTATTAGCCTGCCCCACGCCACCGCCTTGTTGTATCGGCGTGTAGCCCAAACGCGGCTGAATGTAATAAACGACACCGTCTGTAGAACGGCGCATGTACATGAATTCAGGGTTATCGGACGCCATCCCTACCGTGGTAATGGAATCGCGAATTGGCCTGGACCAAACATACTCTTCGCACTTGGCAATTGTTTCGTCTTTTGTATACGCGTTGGTAATTCCATAGGCGGCAAGCGTTGAACCCCAATTTGCCTTGGTGTCAGGCGAAAAGTTTCCGGAATACCAAAAATTGCCCAGATCCGTTGTATCAACTGTCGCCTTCAAGCCCACAGTCGACCAGCCGATGTTAACCCTTGAACCCGTCTGGCCCACCCCGGTGCCTTGCGCGACGGGTGTGTAATCCAGTTTTCTCTGGATAAAGTACAACGCGTTATCCGATTCACGGCGCATGTACATAAGCGCAGGATCATTACTGGCCATGCCGATGTTGGTAATACTATCGCGCATAACGCGCTGTGCAACCAGATAACCCGTTTCATCTTTGGTATAAGCGTTGGTAATACCATAGGCCGCAAGCGTCGATCCCCAGTTTGCCTTGGCATCGGGAGAGAAGTTTCCGGAATACCAAAAATTCCCCAAGTCTGTTGTATCAACTGTTGCTTTCAACCCAACGCTGGACCAACCAATGTTTACCCTTGAGCTATTTTGGCCTACACCGGTCCCTTGCGAGACGGGTGTGTAATCCAATTTCTTCTGTATGAAATACACCAGGTTATCTGTTTCACGGCGCATATACATAAGTGATGGGTCATTACTGGCCATGCCTATGTTGGTAACACCGTCGCGCATAACACGTTGCCCGACCAGAAAATTGGTTTCGTCCTTGGTAAATGCGTTAGTCACTCCATAAGCGGCAAGCGTCGAACCCCAATTAGCCTTGGTATCGGGAGAGAAATCAGAGGACGTCCAGATTTTTCCGAGATCGGAATTATCAATGGTCAACTTCAGACCATTACCTGACCACCCCAGTCTTACCGTGTTTTGGAGCTGACCTATACCCGTGCCTTGCTGAACAGGCAGGTAGGTCAATTTTGACTGAAAACGCACGTCGCTCTCGGTTTTTGTGAAAGCATCCACAATACCGAAACCCGCGAGACTGGTTGGGTTGGTGCCACCGATTACAAAACCTCGGCGGTCAACCGAGACACTCCGATACGTGCCAGGAATGACCCCACTCGGGCCATAAATCTGCTCGAATTCGAGCGCAGTAGTGCCGAGGATAATCGGTGCGTTCGTGGTCAGCTGCCAAAGCGTGTCAGCGTACTTCGTGCCCTCTTCAACACTCACTATCAAGTTAGGTGTTACTTCACCACTGACATCCGCATCAGTACGGCGAAACCAAGCGCCATTGGCAACAGTGTAAATACCATTATTGGCTGCAATCGCCTGGAACGTTACCAGCACGCTGTCGCCCGCGACAACGGCAACGCCGTCGAGCATTTGAGCACCGCTCAATACAATTGGCCCAGTTGCAGCGGCTCGCACGGACTTTTTAGTGTCCAGCTTCGCCAGCTCGCCTGCCACGTAATCGGCCACCCAGGCACGCGTGGCCTTGACGATCGAGTCATCGATCGACAGCACCACATTCGAGGCGTTGCTTGTTTGAAAAATAGCACGCAGATAAAACTCTTTGCCTGCGCCCTGATCGGCCATTACCGGTTTGAACGACTCTGGATACTTAATCACCGCATAGAGGACACCGGTGTCAGTCCATATGGCCGCTTCGCGCACATACCAGCCACCCACCTCATTAGGAATTGTCACCTCAGCCAGTAACCAGCTTAGGTTTTTTTGATCCTGCATCAATGCATTGATGCTGCCTCGCCATACCTCACGGCGCAAAGCGACTGCGGTCGCGTCGGGGTTATATACGGACCCGCCGCCATCGCCGACCGACATATGTGTCAACTTGATGGGCGTCCCGCTTGCCTTGCAAGCGGTCTCGTGCGCGATCCCGGCGTTTGTTAACAGTGTGTAGTAATCAGCCATTTTTACTCCAACGGGTAAAGGGTCATTGTCTCGACGGTGTAAATACCCGCCGCCATATAAAGCGGCGAAATGGATGAGAGGCCTTCCAACTTGAAGGGGTAAATCGTGGTCAGTTCCCCACATACAGTGACCGCACTGATGCAGTGATTGCCTGATGCGGATAACCCGACACTCACCGCCAACGTGTCACGCTCGCTTTTTGCATCCGCGAGGCGCTTGTCGAGCCGAGTGTTAATCTCTTCGCTGTAAGGCCGATCAGTGAAAGCTCTAACGGTGAAACTGTATGGCGCACCCGAAGGAGACTTCTCATGCCACGCCTGTATCTGAGGCGATAATTCAAGCCCTCGGACCGCATTTTCGAGCGCAAGGCGCGTGCCTGCCTGGCGTTTTGTTGGCCAAGAAAACCCGACGGTAAGACGCTTTTCAGACTCCGCAGCGCTAGCACTCCATTCCGCCACACCGCGATCCGCAGCCAAGTAGGGTAGAAACTCCGTAGGCGTTTCATTAGGGTTCATCAGACTCGGAAAAGGCGGCGTAATACGGTTGACCAGCTTTGCGAAACCGAGGTCCAGCGCCCTCTCCAGTGCCGAACTATTCGCCGGCAAGAGGCTATGATCGATTTGCTCTTCGCTCATAAAATTCGCACCTCAACCGCGACACCGGTGCAATAGGGAGCCTGAAAGGCCGTTGCCTGAATCGGAGATACAGGCTCAAGGATTTCAAGCTGTGCAGCACCCGCTGCATGAATGGCGTAATCAATCCAACTGGGATCCACCCGCCCTTCGAGGCGATGACAGGACTCTGCGTAGTCCAGCAGCAGTTTCTGCGCCGCAACTTGAGTGAGCCCCGAATCCGGCCCGGCATTGATCTTGGCCACGACCCGGATCTTGTAGCGCAGGATCTGCGCACCTTGCACGCTAACCAGATCGGTCTCCGGACGCACATCCGGCCGTGCGAAATGGCGACGAACCCCGTCAAGCAAATCGGCGGACGGCGTGCCGTCGCTCTCACGAGCAAGCACAGTCACCATCACTTCACCGGGCGCTGTTCGACGAGCGTTACCGTCCTTGACCTGCGCGGCATAACCGTCGGGATCAAAGGTGTAGCTGACCGTCACCACGCCCGGCGTCGCGCTTTGCACCTTCACCGACGGCCGTTCACCCAGGGTAAAAACCTCTCGCCGATACTGCATCCGCGAGCCGGCTGCCGGTGCATGGGGCGCCAGGTAATAACGCAAGCGAGCGTCGTCGTCACTCTCCAACGTCGGCGGCACCGGCGGAAACGCCGCCGGGTCGCCTGGATCGAGCACTTGGCGTTCCAGGCCCATGTCCGCCAGGCGCGCATCCAGGTTGCTGCCGGTGGCCCACCACGCCAGCATCTGCTTGATACGGGCATTGTATTTGCGTTCGTGGGTTTGCAGCCTTACACAAAAGGCTTCCAGGGCCAGGGTCAGCAACTCGCTTTCGTTGTCGAGGCTGACCTTGAGTTTGGCCGCGCTTTGCGGTGCTCGGGTGGCGACGTAGTCCACAACAAACGCCTTGAATTCGGCCAACAACGGCTCGAACTCATCCACCGCAATGATGGCCGGTTCTGCCAGTTGGTTCTGGCCGGGGATCAGCATGCTCATGTCACGACCTCGAAGGTTTGTTGGCGGTTTTTCCAGGTGCCGGCGAAGCGCAACAGCAGGCCGGCGCCTTGGCGGGTGGCGACGATGACCAGGGGTTGAAAATCGCCGATGCCGTTGTGGCTGTTGTAGAACGCCTGCGCGGCGTGGCTTTGGGCGAGTATCAGCAGGTCGTCGCCGAGGTTCTGGCCGAGCAGTTGCGGGATCAGCGAGCCATATAGCGGGCGTTTCTGCCGAGTGCCCACGGGGGTGGTCAGCGCTCGGGTGGCGCGCTGCACGAACTGCAGCCAGTCATCGACGGCTGCCCCGGTGTTTCGATCGATGCCGAGCATGGGATGTCCTTATCGAGGGCTGATGACGCGGCCTTGATGGTCCACCAGCGGGCCGCTGAAGTGCGCGCCGCCAGCGTCCAGTACCAGGCTGGTGCCGCCGATTTGCAGGGTGATGTTATGGGCGCTCATGACCAAGCTGGCGGCGCCGACTTTGACGTCTACCTGTTCGCGCGAACCGCTGAACGTGGTGGGGCCGTTGACCCAATTGAAAATGTGGCTGGCATCGTCATAGTCGCTTTGGGTGCCGTCCTGGTGGCGTCGTCGGGTCAATGTCGCAACGCTGGAGACTGGCGGAAATTGACTACTGTTAAGGCCGAACAAGGCCACCGACTGACCACCGCCTTCGCCGCCGCCGTAGTTGAGCAACAGGCATTGCTCGCCCACCGACGGGATGCGCGTTTCGGTTTGTGCGCCTGCGCTGGGGTTGAAAAAGCGGATGGCCGGCGTGAGCAAATCACCGTGGCTGACCTTGCAGGTATTGCTGGCGGCGTCGACCGACTGACACGTGCCGATCCGGCAAAAACTCTCGGCGCGTCGATACAGGTCTTCAAGTTGGGTTTCCATCTCTGCCAGGCGTTCGACAATCGGCCCCAGTTGCATGCGTAACAGCGCGTCGAACATGGGCTACTCCGCCAGTGGTTTGTATTGGTCGGGATCGTCGATGTTCGACACTTCCCAGGTGCGGGCAAACAGCGGCTGGCCGGTAGGATCTGTGAGTAATACCGGCCCGATGTAGACGGTCTGGGTGAAGGAGACAGTCCAAGTGTCGTAGTCCGTTTCTGCTGTTGTTGCAGCAACCGGAGCGGCGACGATATTTATCGGCAAATCACACTGGGCCAATGGCAGGCCCCAACGGTTATCCAGCACCTGGTCCATAAGCTGGCTGGCCAGGTCGCAGGCATCAAATGGCAGCGCACCCGGCGCCACCATGGCCCGGAGCGAAATCGTCAGGGCGTGAGCCTTGCGCCCTTCACGAGAGCGAATGCCCGGCCCATTGCCTTCGATCGTGATCAAAACACCGGTTTTATCCAAGGCGCCCTGAAAATCCTGATGATTGCCGACCTTCAAGTCCGGGAAGGCCGCGTGCAGCGCCGCGCCGATGGCGAGGGGCAGTTGGGAGGGCTTTTCGATAAGGGTCATATTAAATAGCGTCCTTGCAACGGTTACTGCGGGTCTTGACCGGAGCCTTGGTTGACCCCGATGCGCTTGGCCGCCCAGCGTTCATAAAGGCCGATGGCGACATCGGCACCGGCCATGGCGGTGAGGCAGCCAATGGCGCCGGCGGTCCAAATCGACATGCCGGCGGCATAGCACAGCATCAAGGCTGAAACGCCGCAGACCATGCACGCGCCGGAGCGCAGGGCCAGGCGGCGCATCAGCGACCAACCACGTGCGCCCTCCTTATCGGCGCGCCACATTTCGCC